CCTGTGACTATTATGGTTGCCGTTGGTAAGCCAAAAATGCCTATGCCTATGAAGGGTAGCAGGACTGCTACCAACATGATGAAGAAATCTAGTCGGGGCAAATAATGGCATCTTTAACTACTCCCGTCACCTTACTTAATGCTGTTGTTGCGACAGGTGCTTCTAGAGCCGTTCAAGCAGATGCTGGTCAACCCGCATTCTTGCAAGTTTCAGGTATTACTACTGCAACTGTTGCATTTCAAGGTAGCTTGGATGGAACAACCTTTGCCACAATTGGTACTGCTTTGACTGCTGATGGTATTGTCACCATAGCTAATGCTCCCAAGTATTTGCGAGCCAATGTCACTGCTTGGACTACAGGCACTATTACAGCTAAAGTGTTGTATTAATATGAAAAAGACTAAAGCACAAGCCAAGATTAGCAAGGTAATGACTGAGTTTGGTAAGGGTAAGTTGACATCCAATAAAAAGGTTGTCAAAGACCCAAAGCAAGCGATGGCTATTGCCTTATCTGAAGCTGGTAAGGCTAAGAAGAAATGAAGACCAAATCTAAGGTTAATCAAGCAGGGGTTTACACCAAACCCACCATGCGAAAAGCCTTGTTTGAGAAGATCAAAGCAGGGTCATCAGGTGGGGATTCTGGTGAATGGTCGGCAAGAAAAGCACAATTGCTTGCCAAAGAGTACAAAGCTAAAGGCGGGGGTTACAAGACATGAGCAAAGACAAACCACACTATTTACCTGATGGCAAACTGTATAAGGGTGATACTCACAAGGTGGGTTCAACTTTGATGACGGGTGCAAAGCATTCTGCATCAAGCAAAGTCTTAACGCACACACAACCCAAGCCAAAGGCTAAGAAGTGAAAGACCCACAACAATCTCTCAAGGATTGGGGAAAGCAGAAATGGCGTACTAAGTCAGGTAAACCCTCATCTCAGACAGGTGAGAGGTATCTGCCAGAGGCGGCAATTAAGTCTTTGAGTTCTGCTGAGTATGCGGCAACTACCAAAGCCAAGCGAAAAGGTACTGCGGCTGGTAAACAGTTTGTGAAGCAACCCAAAGCGATTGCAAAGAAAACGTCAAAGTTTAGATGAGGTAAAAGATGAAAACACCCACTTGGCAAACAAAAGCTGGTCAAAATCCAAAAGGCGGCTTGAACGCCAAGGGTAGATCGTCTTATAATGCGGAAACTGGTGGTAATCTGAAGCCGCCAGTAAAGTCGGGGGATAATCCTCGCAGAGCAAGTTTCTTGGCTCGTATGGCTAGCAACAGCGGTGCTGAGTACGACAAGAATGGTGAACCAACAAGATTGCTTCTTTCGCTGAAGGCATGGGGTGCATCCTCAAAGGCTGACGCAAAGGCAAAAGCTAAAGCTATATCCGACAGGAATAAGGCAAAAGCGAAATGAGAGCATTATCAGTTGGAGTTAGTCCCACAGCGGCAGTAGACACTACAGTCTATACCTGTCCAACTGGCTATTACTCTAAATTTACTGTAATGTATATACACAATACAGGCGGCTCTACCAAGCATATAACTGTTCAATGGTTTGACGCAAGTGCTAATACCACTCTTGATATATTAACTCAATACGATTTCACATCAAAAAACTACTTGCAGTTTGATGGCAATGCCTACATTGTTTTGGAAGAAGGCGACAAAATTAAAATAACTACTCAATCTGCAAGTTCATTTAGTTTTATAGCAACATTTGAAGAAGAAGGGTTAACAAGAGCATGACCTACCTTGAACTTGTAAACGATGTATTAGTAAGGTTGCGTGAGACAACAGTTTCTACTGTTTCCGAAACCTCTTATTCTGCTTTAATTGGCAAGTTTGTAAATGATGCCAAGCGTCAGATTGAAGATGCTTTTGCTTGGAATGTGTTAGGTCAAACCATTACAGTTACCACTGTAGCATCTACACCCGCTTACTCTCTGACAGGTGCTGGTCAGAAGTTTCAAGTGATGGATGTAATCAATACCACTAGCAATGTTGGACTCATAAACATTACTTTTGTGGACATGAACCGCAAGCTAAACTTTACTCCACTTGTCAATTCAATACCTACAGAATTTGCTTTTGATGGGGTTGATGGTAGTTACGACACTAAGGTAAATCTATATCCAATACCTGATGGCGTGTACACAATCAAATTTGCGTTGACAGTGCCACAGGCTACATTGTCATCAGATGCTACTGTTGTTGCTGTTGCTGACACTTTAGTGGCTCAGAATGCCTATGCTCGTGCTTTGGTAGAGCGTGGTGAGGATGGTGGTTTGACTTCATCTGAGGCATATCAGTTGTATAAAGCCATGTTGTCTGACAGCATTGCTTTGGAAGGCACTCGCTATCCTGAGAATCAGGAGTTTGTTGCGATATGAGTCAACAAATACAAACCTTTAGCGTTTCAGCGCCAGCACTTTATGGGCTGAATACGCAAGATTCACCTCTTGATCTTGCGGCTGGATATGCTTTGGTTGCGACAAATTGCATCATTGACCAGTATGGTCGTATGGGTTCACGCAAAGGTTTTTCAAGAGTCAATGCGTCTAGTGGAAATCTAGGCGCAAATGACGTTAAGGTTATCCATGAGTTAGTTCAAGCTGATGGCACTTTGACTGTATTGTTTGCTGGCAACAACAAGTTATTTAAACTTGATGGGTCTAATGCCGTAGTTGAGTTGACCTATGGTGGTGGCGGTACAGCACCAACAATTACCGCAAGTAACTGGCAATGTGCATCGTTAAACAACATCACATACTTCTTTCAGTCAGGCTTTAATCCACTGATCTATGACCCCGCTGTAAGCACTACAACCTATCGTAGAGTTAGTGAGAAGACAGGGTATGTAGGAACTGTTCCTGATGGCAACATTGCAATCTCTGCTTTTGGTAGATTGTGGGTGGCAAACACTACAGCCAATAACGCAACAGTCTTTTTCTCTGATTTGATTGCGGGTCATGTTTGGTCAACAGGTACATCAGGTTCTTTAAATGTAGATCGTGTTTGGGCTAATGGTGCTGATGAGATCACAGGTCTTGCCGCACACAATGGCTTCCTGTTTATCTTTGGTAAGCGTCAAATTCTGATTTACCAAAATGCTACTACACCAGCATCAATGTCATTGAGTGACACTGTTGAGGGTATTGGTTGCATTGCAAGAGACAGTATTCAGACTACTAGCACTGATGTGCTTTTCTTGTCTAACTCTGGTGTTCGTTCTTTGATGAGAACAATTCAAGAGAAGTCTTCACCTGAGAGAGACTTGTCTAAGAACATTCGTAATGACTTAATGACTGTGATTGCTGGTGAGACATTGGCAAATGTTAAGTCTGTCTATTCTGAGCGTGAAGCGTTTTATTTATTGAGTACACCATCTGTAGGTGGTGTATTTTGTTTTGATACCAAGGCTTATTTGCCTGATGGTGCGGCAAGAGCAACGACTTGGGACTCTATAACACCAACAGCATTTTTGTCTCGCCGTGATGGTAGTTTGTACATTGGCAAGAATGGCTATATTGGTTTGTATGGTACTTACCAAGATTACCAATCCTCTTATCGTATGTTGTATTACACAAACCATGCAGACCTTGGGAATCAGAACCAAACTTCTATTCTGAAGAAGTTGTCTATTGTTGTTATTGGCGGCACAAATCAGACTGTTGCCTTTAAGTGGGGGTTTGACTTTAAAACAAACTATTTGTCTGCCGATGATTCTATTCCTAGTCAGGGTGAGTCTTTTTACAACATTGCTGAGTATGGTGCTAATGCTACTGTAGTTGCAGAATACTCTGATGGTGTTGCGTTGCAGACCTTAACTGTTTCAGCATCTGGCGCTGGTAAGGTTGTTCAAACTGGATATGAGACAGACATAAATGGTACTGCCTTGTCTATTCAGAAGATCGAAATTCAAGCCAAAAATGGCAAAGTAAGTTAAAGGAACATCATGAGTAATTACACAAAATCAACAAACTTTGCCACTAAAGATGCTTTGACTTCTGGCAATCCTTTAAAGATTGTCAAAGGCACTGAAATCAATACTGAGTTTGACAATATTCAAACTGCTATTGCAACTAAAGCTGATTTGGCAAGTCCTACCTTTACAGGTACGCCGACATTGCCAACAGGAACGATTGCAACTACTCAGTCTAGTGGAAATAGCACGACTGCTATTGCAACCACTGCATTTGTTCAAGCGGCTTTTGCTTTGTTGTATCCAGTAGGTTCTATCTATACGAATGCAAGTGTCAGCACCAATCCCGCAACATTGTTAGGATTTGGTACATGGACTGCATTTGGCGCTGGTCGTGTAATGGTTGGTTTTGACTCTGGGAATGCGTTGTTTGACACAGCAGAGGAAACTGGTGGTAGCGCAGATGCCATTACTGTTAGCCATACGCATACAGCTACATCAACAGTTACTGACCCAACTCATACTCATGTTGCACTTGGTGCAAATACCATGAATGGTACGAGTCCAGGGGGTGGTGGTGTATCTGCTGGTGGAAACAATACAACAACAGCCGCATCAACTGGAATAACTGTTTCTACAAGTGTTTCATCTACTGGTTCAAGTGCAACTAATGCCAATTACCAGCCTTACATTACTGTCTATATGTGGAAGCGCACAGTATGATTACACACCACTTTTCTGATGGACTGTATGCCAAGGAAGCTAGATTTCCTGCTGGTGTAGCCATCTTGAAACATACACATAACTTCAGTCACTTATCTATCTTGGCTGAAGGCAAGGTTGCGGTGTTGCGTGGGAATGAGATTGATATTGTTACTGCCCCTGCTTGTATAGAGATTAAGGCAGGATTGATTCATGGTGTAAAAGCCATTACTGATTGTGTTTGGTTTTGTATTCATGCCACAGACGAGAAAGACCCGTCTAAGGTGGATGAGATTTTGATTAAAGGAGATTGATATGCCAATAGGATATGCAATGGCGGGAAGCGCCGTTTTAAATTACTTAGGAGCGCAAGAACAAGCTGGCGCTATGGAGAATGCGGCAAATCAGTCTGCGGCGGCAACACGAGAATCAGCTAGGTTAGCGGCTGAAGCGGCTAGATTTCGCCCTGTAGGGATTACATCACGCTACGCCACATCCAATTTTCAAATGTCTCCTGAAGGCTACTTAACTGGTGCTGGATATAACCTTGCGCCTGAATTAAGAGGTTATCAAGATAGATTGTTTGGATTAACAGAACGTGGGCTTGGTCAAGCTGAAGCTGGAGAGGCTCGACTTAGACCTAATGTTGGTGCGGCTGAATCTTTGTTTAATCTTGGAAGTCAATATTTACAACAAACTCCTGAACAAACAGCGCAAAAATATATAGAGAGCCAATACAACTTGCTTGCTCCTAGCAGAGAACGTACTTTAGCTGGATTGAGAAATGACCAATTCCAGAAAGGTCGTTTAGGACTATCTGTTGGCGCAACTGGAGAAAGACCTAGTGGTGGTCTTGGGTTATCGGCAACTAATCCCGAATTAGAAGCATATTACAACTCACTAGCACAACAAGACTTACAACTTGCACAACAAGCTGAACAAGCTGGACAACAAAGAACTGCATTTGGTACAGGATTATTTAGCACTGGAAACCAACTGTTAGATCAATATTATGCTGGTCAGGTTGGCGCATTGAATCCATTTACAACCTACTTGGGTGCTGGTCAAACTATTGAAGAACTTGGACAAGCGCCTTTGAAATTAGGTGCGGCTTTGGGTGGACAAGCGGCGGCTTATGGTGGAAATGTTGGTCAAGCATTGTTAACTGGTGGAATGAGTGCCGCAAAGATACAGCAAGGTGGTCAAGGATATAGTCCTACCGCTGGTTTGTTGCAAGGACTTGCTAACAGCCCAAGACTGCAAACTGGCTTTGAGAATTTGTTTAATCCATCTCCTTTTAGAACAAGTGCATTCTCTGATTCTTACCAAGCAAACATTCCTGTAAATAATCAATCCTCTGGCTACTACTAAGGAATAATCATGGCATCAGAAATTCTCGGTTTATTTACTACTCCTGAACAGTATCAACTTGCTCAACAGCAAGCACAACAGGCGCAAGCTATTCAGTATGCAAATCTTGACCCAATGGCTCGTGCTAACTATGGGACTTTTCGTGCTGGTCAACAGTTAGGCGGTGCTATTGGTGGTGCTTTGGGTGGTGAAGACCCACAGTTAAAGTTGATTTCAATGCGTCAACAGTTGGCTAGTCAGTTAGACCCAAGTAATCCACAGTCTTATATGCAAGTTGCAAAGATGGCGGCTGATGCTGGTGACCAACAGTTTGCTATTGCAATTGCTAATGCTGGTCGTGAAGCGGCAGTTAAAGTTGCACAGGCAAATAAAGAACGTCAAATGGCTATTGCTCCTGATATTCAAAAATCTCAACAAGCCGCCGTTATTTCTCAGGCTATTAGACAATATAAGGCATTACCACCAACTCCAGAAATAACTCAAGCTATTGAGACTTTACAACTTCAATTAGATTTCCTTTCTCCTAAACAAAAACCAGAAGCAACACCTGATGCTATTCAAGTTGCAAGACGGGTAGCTGAACTAGAGACTCAATTGAGCCCTGATGCTGGAGTTGTTTTACCTCCTCAAGTTCGTGCTGGATTAGAGTCCGAACTTAACAATCTTAAAAAACAAGAAAAAGAAAGAAACATTTCATTTGGCACAGAAGCAGAAAGAAAATCTAAAGCAAAGTATGGAAAGCCTTATGCTGATTTAACTCCGATAGAAGCTGGAATAATAGATAAACTTGTAGAAGAATCTGAGCGAGCTAAAGCAAGAGAAACAAAACCAGAATTTAACATGGGTGGCACAAAAGCTGTTGAGCCTAAAGATTGGTTGAAATTTAGCGAATTCATCAACAAAGACCCTCTGATGACTAGAACATCGTCAATTCTTTCTGATGCTCCAACTGCAATTGAAACAATTAAAAATTCTACTCAAAACAATTTTTCTTCCGCATCTTTACCAGCCGCAATTGCAAAGTTAACTGGTGAAGGCAAGAATATGTCTAATCAAGACATTCAGCGTTACACCAGAACTGGTGGTTTGGATGAAAGAATTGCAGGAGATGTTGTTGGATTCTTTACAGGCAAAAAAACTAATGTCACAAAAGCACAGGCAGAACAATTTGCTGTTGCTTTATATCGTGGCGCATTGCTAGAAAGAAAGAAATTTATTCAAGATCAAGCTGAATCGACAGGATACGATCAAACGCCAAATTACAAAAAGACCATTGAGCAACTTGATAAAAAATTAGGTCAATTTAAATTGGTTACTCCTAGCGGCTCGCAAGCCCCATCTTCACCACAGCCTCAAGTTTTTGATGCTGAAAAAGAAAAGCGTTATCAGGAATTCAAAGCTAAACAAAGTGGAGCAAAACGATGACTGAACAAGAAGAATTTGAGTTTCGTCTGCGTTTAGAAAATGAACAATCTGGCTTAGTGAAAGCAGAGGAAGTACCATTTATTTTTAGTGGAATGTCTGATGAACCAAAACCTCCAACAATGAGTCAATATTTGTTGGAAAGTGCTGGTCGTGGACTGACAAGTACACCAGCAAGACTTGCGGCTGGTAGTGCAATGCAAACAGGAACATTTGCTGGAGCATTCCCATCACAACCAGAATTAGAGGCTGTAACAACTGAATCCATACAAAGAGGATTGGGTCTTCAACCACAAATGCGCCCTGCGACTGGACTACAAAGATATTTAGGTGCGGCTGTTGAAGGCGCAACTGATATTACTGGACTATTTGGCAAAGGCAGGGCATTGTCTGCAATGACTGGCGGCATGGCTGGTCTTGGTGGTGAGTTTGGCGGTGAAGTTGGTCAACAAGTTGCAGGAACATCAGGTCAGGTAATTGGTGGTCTAGTTTTCTCTTTGTTATCAGGTGGCGGGACTGCTAAAGGCGGTCAAATGTTGTTTGATAAAGGCAAGGAGCGATTCAACATTAAAGACCTTGATGTAGCTGATCTTGCAAATGTAGAGGGTCTTTCAAGGGCAAAAGACCTTGTAGAAAAAGCTTTAGAAGCAGACCCAACGCTTCAAGCAAGATTGAAGACTATTCAAGATAGGGTTCAATTTGTCACTGGTGAAAAAGGTGCTTTAGCTGTTACTGGCATAGACAATATTGCCTTTAGGACAAAGTTAGAAGACCTTGCAAAGAATGATGTTGCTTTTGCTGGTGAGTTAAACAAACTTTATACAGATTTAAAGGGTGCTGTGCGTAAACGAGCATCTGAAATGTATCCTGCACCAAGCGCAGAAATGCCATCTGGAAAGGCAAAAATAGCAGAAGTTGAGACTGACTATAACCAAAGAATTGGCTTTATAGACAAGCAACTAGAGAAGTTAACAACAGGCATTGATATTACTGGTCAAACAAAACCAACAGAAATTGGTGTTGCAATACAAAATCTTGTTTTGGCAAAAGAAAAAGCCGCAAAAGCCGCACTTTCTCCCGAATATGATTCGGTTTTAAACCAAGCGTCTAAACAAGGTGCATTGTTACCCGCCCAAGATACACAGAATTTATTGAAGACAGCAGAAGATTTATTCCAAGGTGACCCTTGGGCTAAACAAGCACCACTGTTGAAACTTGTAAGAGAGCAGTCTGCAAGGTTTAAAGCCATGCGTAGACAGGCTTTGCCTGAAGGTGGAGGTTTGTTGCCAGCAACTGCCGCACCTGATTTATCAATGGGTATGGACATAACTAGCCTTGATTCATTGAAAAGGCGTGTTGCAGAAGACATCCGCATAACCCGTGACCCAAACAGGCAAGATAAATTACGTTTGTTGCAAAACAATGTTGATGAGGCATTGGATAAAGTACAAAACGCAAGTGGCAATATTGAAGTTGATTTCAGGGGTCAAAAGTTACCTTTTGGTCAAGCAATGACTAACTTGGACACTGATTACTTTAACAAGGTTGGTGTTCCATTTAAGGATGCGGCGGCTATAGAGAAAATTAGTTCTTCTGACTATGCTGAAAAGATTTCTCCATTGATTGCATCAAGTCCTACGTCATTAGCGCAATTCTTGCGTGTTGCTGGTAACGATGGTGTCGCTTTGGCAGAGAAATCTGTTATGTCAAAACTCTATAACCAATCATTGAACAAAAATGGTTTTATAGACCCTGTAAAACTTGAAGACTTGCTTACTAAGACAAGCAACAATGGTGGATACAGCGATATTGTTGACAAACTTCCTGCTTTGATACAGCGGTTGTCAGACGTTGGATTAAAGGCTCAATATTTGTCAACAGAAAAAGTTGCTATTGATGATGCCGCTAAAGAAGCCAGAACAAGGCTTGGTCAAAGTTTCCTTGCTGACTACGATTCAATGGGTATAGATGGAATTGTGTCAAAGATGACGAGTTCCACAGGTAAGGGTTATAGAAACAAGTTTTCTGTAGACCTGAAGAAGCTATCTTCTGAAGAACAAACAAACGCAAAACTTGCAGTCAAAAATGGCTTAGTTAGCAAGATGCTGGACTCACAAAACCCTTTGGAATATCTTGAAAATAATAAAGATACCTTTATTACAATTTTTGGTCAAAAGCATTTTGATAATTTGACTTCTTTGGCTGATATATCAAGGCTTGCAAACAAGATTGATGTTGAGAATTTAAACATTCGTGCCGCCGCTGTTAAAGAGACATCTGCTTTAGAGAGAGCAATGGGTGGCGTGAATCCTCAAAGAATTACTGGTATTGCTGTAAACCAGATTTCAAGCATATTCAACAAAGGATTCAGGATTTTATCTTTGATTGGTCAGACCAATATTGATGAAGCCACAAAACAAGCCCATAGAAAGCTGTTCTTAGATGAAAATGGTGTTAATGCAATCTTGAATGCCTCAACAAAACTTGTCACTAAAAAGGGCAAGGAAATTGACCTTAAATCAGCGCTTAAACCTGAAGATGTTTCAGATTTTGCCACTGCAATAGGAATGGGTGCTTTGCGTACTGGATACATTGGTGCATCTACAGCAGTAAGTCCTAGCCAAGTGGTAGAGCCTCAAACTGAGCCTTACTATCAATTTGTACCAGAATAAGGACACAAAATTGACCCAATCTCTATTTGTCTTCTTGCGGCTGGCTTGGTCAAAAACATCCAAGCTGGCTGTGAACTCTATAAGCAAGCTAAAGAGTCTTTTGTCGAAATCAGGAACACTGCTAATGAAGTTGTTGCCATTGGTAAAGAAGTCAAAGGATTTTGGGGTTCATTGCGTAAACTATTTGGCGGTAGTCCCAAGCCTGAAGCTACAAAGTCTGTGGCAAAGTCTAAAAAGTCTGACTACGTTGCTGTTGAAGAAACTCAAGTCAAAGCTGACATCGTTAAGAACCTGACTGAGTTCTTCAAGCTACAGGAGCAGTTAGAAGCGCATATCAGGGAGTCAGAGGAGAAGGCTAGGACTGTTGTTTTCTCTGATGATGTGAACTTGATGGAAGAAGCCCTAAACAGGGTTTTGGCGCAACAAGAGATGGAGAGATTGGTAGTTCAGATACGAGAGTGCATGGTCTACCAATCGCCCCCTGAGATGGGTGCTTTGTATTCTGAGGTGTTCAGCATGAGAGACATCATTGCTGGAGAGCAAGAGAAGGCTAGAAAGAAAAGAGATGCGGAATCATGGCTACGAAAGGAAAGGGAGCGTCTTCTAGCAGAAAAACAAGCATACCTGTTGGTAGCTTTCCTGTTCCTCCTATACCTATGGATGCTAATAGGTCTGGTAAGCAAGATTGGGAGAACGTAGTGGGATGGATTGCCGCTTGTGTTCTTGTCATATTGCTGTTGCCTGTTTTGGGTATGTTGTACATGGATGTACTTCAAGCCAAGCATGAAGCCAAACAACAAGTAGAGAAGGTCGAGAAACTTAGAAGACAAGTTGAACAAAAGGAAAGAGAGAAAGAGAAATGAATATTTACTGTATTTGGGGCTTATCTAGCCTATTGGTTCTGCTAATGGGTTGTGATGACCGCTACCGCTACAAGTGCCAAGACCCATTGAATTGGTCTAATGCTGAATGTAAACCCCCAATTTGTACCGCTTCTGGTACTTGCCCTGAGATGTTAGTCAAACCCGAACAGGAGAAGAAATGATGCCTACTATTGGATATAAACCTAACAGCCGCCTGACTGCTGATGAGATTGAAGTAAGAGTATGGGCATTCGTTATCGTGGTCTTGGTGAGCATTCTGTTGGCTTCTATGGGTATGTTCTTGTACTCTGTTTCGTTTGTTCAACAGCCAATGAACGGCAGTATGGCGGCGATTGACAAGGTGTATACACAACAGATTAGCACCATCATGGTGTTCATTACTGGTGTTTTAGGTGGTGTAGCTGGTAGGTCTGGGGTTAAGGCAATAGCTAATGCGAGTGCCAAGGCTGAAGCCATTGACAACGATGAACCCCCAAAGCCATGAGCCTCTTTAATCCTTGGGTGCTGTTGGGCATCCTGATGGCTGTTTTAGGCGCTTTTGGCAGTGGTTATTACAAGGGTGGCGAGGATGAGAATGCTCGTCAACAGGCTGAAATAGCCTCTTTGAATGCTGAAGCTAGGGCAAAAGAACAAGCCCTTGTAAAGGCTGTTAACACTCAAACAACACAATTATTGAAGGTAGAAAACAATGCCAAGATTCAGATTGCGAAGCGTGATGCCGCTATTAGTGCTGGTACTCTCAAGTTGCGGATTCCTGTCCAAGCCCCCGTCTGCCCCGTACACACCGCCCCAGATGCCCCCGTTGCCCCCAGAGATAGCGTTCAAGCAACAGCCGAACTTGACCGAGAGACTGCTAAATCTCTTGTCGCCATCACAGACGATGGAGACAAAGCCATCAGACAACTGAATGCGTGTATTGATGCGTACAACACTGTTTATCAAACTTTGAACAAATCACGTTAAGATTCATGCTGTTGTCATTGATTTAGTTTAATTTCAGACAACTTTACTGGAGTTGTCATGGGTAAAACTGTTTACAGCGATCAAGAGTTTATTGAACTTTGGAAAACTTATGAATCTGCCAGTGCCTTTGCCAAAGCTGTTGGCATGGATATGCGTAATATCATTAGGCGTAAAAACAACCTAGAGGCTAGATACGGCGAGCCGCTAAAGTCAAAGAACAGTAAGCATCAAACCATTAAAGAAAATTCAGTTCGCAAACAATTGGGGATTGAAAATGGCATTGTTTTGGTGTTCAGTGATGCTCACTTCTGGCCTAGCATCCATACAACAGCGTACAAGGGTCTTCTTTGGGCTATTAAAGAGTTTCAGCCCAAGGCTGTGATTGCCAATGGAGATATATTTGATGGCGCTAGTATCTCTCGCTATCCTCGTATTGGATGGGATTCAACGCCATCGGTGATACAAGAATTGAAAGCCTGTGAACTGGCAATGGGCGAGATAGAGGAAGCCGCTAAGAAAGCAAGACACAATGTAAACCTAGTGTGGACACTTGGCAACCATGATGCTAGGTTTGAGAACCGCCTAGCCGCAAATGCACCTCAATATGAGCAAGTTAAGGGGTTTTCTCTGAAAGACCATTTTCCTGCGTGGCATCCTTGCTGGTCTTGCTGGCCTACTGAGGAAGTAGTGGTTAAACATCGCTGGAAGGGCGGTATACACGCTACACATAACAATACAGTCAATGCTGGCGTAAGCATTGTTACAGGGCATCTACACAGCCTTAAAGTGACCCCCTTTGCTGACTACCAAGGAAACAGGTTTGGCGTGGATACTGGTACTTTGGCTGATACTGATGGGGCGCAGTTTGTAAACTATCTTGAAGACTCTCCTACCAACTGGAGGTCAGGGTTTGCTGTACTGACATTTCATAATGGTAAATTGCTTTGGCCTGAGTTAGTCCACAGGTGGGCTGAAGGTCAAATTGAGTTTAGGGGTAAGGTATATGACGTATGACCTTGTAGCTTATCTAAGATCAGAAATCAAAGAACTGCATAACATTCTGCATGAAACGCAACTTGCTTTGGCGCAAGCAAATGACAGGTTAAGCCGCCGATCTGAACCCTTAACTGAGGAGCGTATATACACGCTTTACCGCCGTAGTCTTGATTGGCGACAGTTAGCTAGGGACATCGAGGCAGATCACGATATTGAATAAAAAAAGGGGAGTCCTAAGACCCCCCTGCAAGTAACAACTGCACCTGAATTATGACACACGAACCCAGACTAATCCGTCTTCGTCTTCTACGATCTCTCCGATTTCGTATTCTTCGGATTCTTCGTCTTCATAGGTTTCGTCTTCGTCAACTTCGTCTTCGCTGACTTCTTCTTCGGACTGGTTGTCAGCAAATTCTTCGGTAACGTCATAATCAACGCACCAGCCATGCAATTGCTGGAATTCGATGAATTCTTGGATGATTGCAATCTTCTCAAAATCATCTGTCTCAACAACTACTGAGTCATCTCCAAAATCCCACTCTGCAATGTTAATCTCAATCTTGTACATGATATTCCCCTTGGTTATGGCACTATTGCCAAGTAAAATCCTATCTCTGATTTGTGACAGCTTCCACCCATAATCCATCAATTTTTACAACGAAAGGTTAAATAAATGAACTTATCTGCCAATTTTTCTTTGAAAGAACTAACGAAATCTGACACCGCTACCCGTCTTGGTATCGACAACACGCCTGATGAGGAAGCCCTTGACAATCTCAAGACTTTGTGTGACAAGGTGCTTCAGCCTGTTCGTGACCACTTTGGTAAATCTGTTACTGTGAACTCTGCCTATCGTAGTCCTGAGAGTAATGCGGCTGTGAATGGCTCGAAGTCCTCAGATCATTGCAAAGGTATGGCGGCAGACATTGAGATTGCTGGTATTGCCAATGCTGATCTCGCCCAATGGATTATGGACAATTTGGACTATACACAGTTAATCTTGGAATTCTACACACAGGGTATACCCGACTCTGGTTGGGTTCATGTGTCGTATGACCCTAATAACCTCAAAAAGCAGGAATTGACTGCTGTTAAGGTGGCAGGGAAGACCCAGTATCTCCAAGGACTACAGGCTTAATTAGCCGCTTGCAGAAGTGTTTGGGGACAAGGTGTTCAAAGAAGATCACCTCCCCGCACTTCTCACATAGCCATGCTTCACCTCGGTCTATGGTGGTTACTTTGTTCCCATGTTGACCATGCCTTTTGCCGTAGAAGGTTCTTATCTTACGAATCATTTGCTAAGTTTAGCTTTTGAATAGTAGAAAAACTCACGCTTTTCATCAGGATTAATTTTAGCTTGTGCTTTCCTGCCCCAGTTTTGACCCGCCAAGATATTTCTGAGTTCTTTGTCTCTTGTCCAAATACTAGGTTGTCCTCGCCAATCAAAGTCATTCTTAGGCTTGTTCATGCGTAATCACCCTCTTGAGTGTGTTCTAACAGTCGTTTTTGCAGTCTAGCAATCCTGTCCTCGTTGTATTGCATGGCGGCGTGGGCATACTCAGCGGCAGTCTCAGCTTCCAGCTTGCGTAAATGAGCATCTTGTAATTCTTTGGCAATTACCTCATGGATAGTTCTTGCTCTCAAGATGTCTTTGACATACTTGATTGTTGACTGCCTGAAAGTCATAACACACCTCTCATTTCCCATCCCATTAAAAAGTAGTTCCATCGGGTTTGCAAAGCTGGCACGTTGTATCTACCTTTTGTACTGCTGAAGTCTGTGTGATTTTTTGAACGCATCATTGCCTCAAAAACTTGTTGTGCTTTGCTCATTCGTTAATCCTGTGGTGGTGTGCAAGTGTGAATGGTGGTCAAGTCTTTTGTGCGTTTACCGCATCGTGGACAGAAGTTCTGCTCTGTGCGCTGTTGCTCAGTAAACCCTACCAAAGGGCGAGGTGGAACATTAGGAGTTTTTTCAAACATCCAATCAGGTAGATCAGTAGTCATTTCTTCATTCCTTCAATGTAAATAGCCAAGCCATCAATTGTGTCTTTCCCAAAGCCAGTTAGCTTTCTAATCTCTCTAGCAACTTCCTCAATTACGTTATTGCGTAGTTCGTCATAGAACTCTTGTGCAGACTTGGGTTTTAGAAAGTTTGCTTTGACAGACTCTTGTCTTTGCTTAGCTTGTCGTTCAATGTCGTTGAATGCTTCATCTTCTTCAGTCATTGTCAGCCTCGTTTTGTAGGAAATAAAGCGCACCAATGAGGATTGCACCAAAGGCAATAACGACAAATGCACCAAACATCATCAACATAAAAGTTACCAGTACATCCCACATTAGACTGCCCTCCATTCACGCTCATTGCGCCCCGATGAAGACTTTACAGTTTTGCCTGTCAACTGAATCAGATTCATCTTCTCCAGTTCATTTAAACGGCGTGAGACTTGATTTCTGTCTAACCCGCTATGTGTGGCTATGCCATCCTTACCAAGCGCACCATGAGCCTTTAAACAGTCCACAATGATGATGAAATGCTTGGATGCCAAGTCTTTAGCGGCATCAGCGGCTTCATAGCTGGTTACTGGGTCGGAACATCTAACCCGATTGAAGATTGGCAAGTCAAAGAACTTCTTTACACCGCCACCAAAATGTGTGTCATCTAATAAACTCATCATTTACTCCTATTTAAAAATTTACTCCAGACAAAACCACCACCAACTTTTGCTACAAATTGCAATGCAACAATTTCAAGCATCAAACCACCAAAAGCAATAGTTGGGAATACTATAGAGTCAACAGCAGAACCCGCAACATTTGACCCATTGACACGAATCATCCATTCTTTATGCTTGAGGTATTGGTAGACCAGTGAATCAGCTACCATTGACAAGCTGAAAGCCGCCAAGGAAGCAAATGCAATCATGCCTGTGGCTGGATTTATGGCATAAGAAACAATGCTTGCCGTTGCGATAAGTCCACCCATTTTTATGGGTAATTTGTCACCTTCCCATAGGTCATGCAGTTTATCTCGCAAAGATAAGTCCAAGCCAATCAGCAAAAACGCACCTATTGGGCTAAACCAAACACCGAATGCGGCAATCAAAAGATTTGCGGCAACTAAAGATAAAACATAAATAAAAGCGTAAATCATGATCTCTCCGTTTTGATAACAACCCCATGATGACAAGCAACTATTTGCTGTTTGCCGCCAAATTTTTCCAACAACAAATCAGCTATATGTTCATGATATTGATTGTCTATCTTGTCAACAAAATCCAGTATTGATTCAACAAATAAGACAGATGTTGTTTGAATCTCTAATTCATACTTGATTCGCACATTGTTTGTTGGACACTTGCAGAAAAACTCTGTTATGTAGATGTTCATAACAATATTCCTTGTTCAACTTGGTGAAAACCCCAAACTGGCGGTGCATTGTGTGCCTCAATCCTGCTTCTCATGACTTGCGCTCTAGCCTCTTTTGTTGGTGGAGGATAGTTTCCGCTTCTCCACTTCCCATCCATACCAACATTTCTAGCAATGTTTGTGGAGTCAGCAGAACAGAAAGGCAGTTTTGTAAAGATTGCAGGGTCTAGCATTCGTAAACCATGCAATTTACAGGATGGTCTGCCTAAATCATCACAGATTATTCGCATGGCTTGACCCATCTTTGACCACCATTGAAAAGTTCCTATGGTTGCGTATTCACCTGAACTGCCAATGCAAACCCGAACATAGGTATTGGCTAATTGTTCAAATCTTTCAAGGGATTCGTGCATATGCCAAACAGGTGCGCCAAACCATAGCGGCAATGGGTTATCACGCAACAAAGCATCGTTATCTTCTTCTGTGCCATCAATGACATCAGGTAAAACAGCAAAGTCGCAGGAAGGCACTTTTTTCAGGTTTAATGCCCATTCGTAAAATGGTTGCCAATCCTTTACAGGTTCTCCTGATTTCCATGCACTAAATGCCCCGTTATCAATGGCAAAAGACTGAGCTACATCAATGGCAGTTGCTATTTGTTCAGGATGGGCATAAGAAACAAACGCATGACCAGCTTGAACTGCATAGTTAGCCACAGGCGTTGGTGTTATTGGAAGTCCGTGGTAATGAATCATATTAACTCCTATCAAGTTAGTGGGTACTCACTTACGCTTTCCCCGTTGGTTTACATCAGAAGGGTATGTCTGAATCAAGGTCATCAAAGCCACTTGAGGACTTCTTCTTGGGCGAGGAAGTATTGGCTTCTTCTTTAGGGTTTACTGCAAGACCCATGAATTTGCCTGATTTACCCTCTTTAATCCAAGCTGAGAGCCAGTAGGACTGACCATCGACTGTAATGTTGCCTTTATAGTCGGGCTGGTTTCCTGTCTCTTTTTTGTCGTTCTTAAAGAGGACACCTGAATTGTCACGCTGTTCCATATTTACACCTTAATTTCATTGAGTTTTTTAACCTTGTCATCCACTTCCGCAAGAAACTGGATAACCTCTTGTTCGAGTTCTGCAATATAACGATCATTGCGCTCGATTCTTTTGATGAACAGTTGTAGATGTTCGGGCATTCGTGGGTCGAAACTCACAAAGTCGCACCAACTTCTGTTCGTACACGCCATTTGCCATTGCATTTGGTCGTAATACTTCTTTGCTGGCTCATCTCCCAAAATGGTATCAATATGGGTAGCCGTGTTTGGACACTTGATCTCTAGGCATCCATCATCGCCCACCAAGCCATCAGGAGAGGCGGCAGACATGGGAATGCGTGGATGGTCAATAGCACCTACCTGATTTACCATGTTGCCTGTTTTTAACTCATACGCCGCACGAGCATAAATTTCCTGCTCGATACCCCACTCCATAGCCGCATTGGTGTATGACTCTGCCACTTGGTTTGTCATACGCTCGACTACGAGTTGAGCCATGTAGTTAGCCCTGCTAGTGCTGTAACCTGTCTTTGTTTTGGCAACAATGTCAGAGATACGTGATGCCGTAGCTTTACCGCATCTTTGCTGATGCCATTCGGGTGTTCCTTGGATTACTTCACTCATTTCAATGCTCCTTTACGCTTTTCTTTGGCATCAATCACTTTCTTTTGCCAGCCCTTATCACCACCGCAATGAGCGTAAGCAGTGCTGTATACATTCTTGAGTTCCTCTAAAGTTGAAGCCGCATCAATAGCCGCCAAGTGGTCAATCATCATGCCTACATCTATATCTGAGCCTGAGTCACCCTCTGGCAAGTCTTCTCCAGCATAGATGTACAGACCCAAACCATGCAATGACAATGCCTTGGTCATGCAACGCATGATGGCGGTATTGACTGCAAATGCGTCAGGGTTGGGGATAGCTTTATTGCGATAGTCCATTACTGGAAGTTGGCAAGTCATTGGTTTGCCAAACATGGTGACTGTGACGAACACCATTGCTGTGCCGTTTATGTCCATGTAGCACTTGTCGCCAAACATATCCACCTTGTATATGGCTGTAGGGTCTGCCTTTAGTGCTTCAGCCCATGCCCATGCCCATGAAAGATAGGTTAGGTTGGCTTTCTTTTCCGTATGCTCATTGACGTTCTTGTTGAGCAACATCAACACCTGTTCCTGATTCATATTCACTCCTGTTTAAAATTTTGAAAAGTTTTTGAAATGTTTGTTTGGGTTGAGTCTGTATATACAAACTCATGGTCAGTCAGTTTTTTTGTTGGCAGTACCTTTCTGTGAGTTGAAGATTTGTTGGGCAATGGAGAATTGGGTATCAAAGTCAAAGTCGGCAAGTTTGAACCAATTTCCTGAACATGAGCAGATCGGGAGAGAGCCAACTTTAGGCTTTGTGCAAAACTGGCAAAAATATTCATCTTGGCTTTCCTCTAAGATCGTTGCAATGGTGTTTTTAAGTTTCATCTTTATCTCCCCTATATTCGTTTTTTAACCAAAGGGTTCGCAAGGTACGCAGTTCATCATCATCATCAATTGATGGTGTCTTTGTCTTGCTGTACAAGTAAAACTCAGCCCTGCGAGTCATCTTGTTGTCAATGCGTTCTTTGATGAGTTGAAAGGCATACTCCCAGTCGCCTGATTTGATGGCAAGAGGGATAGCTTCAGAGCCAGAGATAGCTTCCATAATGTCATCATCATTGAGTTGTTGGTAGGATTCCCAAACGGCTTTGTTAAATGCTGTCATCGATAGACTCCTCAATCTGTTTTTCAATTTGTTTGCACTCCTTGGCAGAGAGTTCGTCTGTAATGTCAATGCGGTTGTTGCCAATTTGTAAATAGGCTACCCAAATGAATTTATCGTAGACTCCCTCGTTGGGAGAGTAGTCGGGGTCATATTCCCATTCGACCCAAGCCTTGATGTCTATTTCAAGGTCACAAAAATCTATATCCAGTTCCATGTTTACGCCTTTCAATGTGTTGGTAGAGAAGTCGTAGTGTTACACAGATTATAATGTTTAACACTAGGATAAACCCTAATTGTGGTATTTGTTAAACACAACACAATCACGCCTCTATGCCAAGACCTAAAACTGAAATGACCAAAAGCGGCAAGACTATTGCCGTACGAGCCACTTTAAGCGAGTGGAATGAGTTTAAACGACTTGGAGGGGCTAAGTGGTTGCGACCATTCTTAGCAAAGTCCATTGAAAAACATCAGCAAGAGAAGAAAACAGTATAATTATTTGAAACACGGATAGGTTGAGCTTGATCTCTCAACCGAAAAGCGAGCCTCCCCGCCTGCCGTTTGTTTCTTTGTCTTAGGAGGACAGCGAAGGAAAAAAATGCCTACTCGATATTTAAAATCGGGGGTTCGTGACAGCGAATCCATCGACAAACTTTCCCCTTTAGCCGAAACACTTTTTTATCGTTTGCTGGTCACAGTAGATGATTTTGGTCGTTTTGATGCTAGACCAGCCATGATTAAAGCCAACTGTTTTCCAATAAAGGAATCAGTCACCTTAAATAAGTGTAAGGATTTGGTAAGCGAACTACAAGAAAGCGGCTTGATTCACGTTTACGAGTCTGATGGCAAGCAATATCTGCAAATGTGCAAGTGGGACAATAAACCCAGAGCATTAGAAAGCAAGTTCCCTGCACCTGAATACAATGATATGCAGATGTATACAAGTGTATGCAACAAGCATACAGATGCACCTTTAACCGAAACCGAAACTAAAACCGAAACTAAAACTAAAACCGATATTACGCCTGAAGGCGTTTCACAATCTGTTTGGCAAGATTTCAAGACTTTAAGGAAAGCCAAAAAAGCACCCATAACGCAACGAGTAATTGATGGAATGCGGGAACAGGCTGACATTGCAGGCTGGACACTTGAGCAAGCCATGAGTGAATGTTGTGTTCGTGGTTGGCAGGCTTTCAAGGCTGAATGGGTTGCTGAGAAACCCAAACTGGTCAACAAGTTTGATATAGCCCATGTCACAGTACCATCAAGCTCAGAACGTGACCCTGCCCTTGCAAAACTTGACGAAGATGCAAAACTTGCCAAGCCAAACCCTGAAATACTGAAAATGATTAGAGAAGGGTTTAAAGGTAAAGTAGCATGACAAAACATGAAGCCAATCGACTACTGGACAGATGCAGGGAAACCTCGCAACTTAGCTACGCTGACACAACCCGAGCGCTCACAGCTACTGGAGACATTGAAGCAGATGGAGGCGAAAGAGTGGATTTTGAGACACAAGAGGAAAATCAAAGACCTTGGGAAAATGAAAGCATCCGCATGGTGGTGGCAGACCTTATCCGACATAGAGAAAAAACGTGGGTTACCCGCCGCTAATGATTTGCGTAGACGAATGAACAACATA